GAGCCTGTTGGCCCTGCAATACCTTGAGCACCTGTTGGACCTGTAACACCGTCAACACCTATAGTGCCATTAGTACCTTGAGCACCTGTTGGACCTGTAACACCTGCTGATCCTGTGGGACCTTGAACCCCTTGAATACCTTGAATACCTTGAATACCTTGGACACCTTGAGCCCCTGTAGGACCTGCAGCACCTTGAGTACCTGTGGCTCCTTGAGCACCTGTAGGACCTGTTGCACCGTCACCCAGCATTTCACGTACTACTATTTCGTTACCAGTTTTAGGCGCTGTAATAAATGTTAAAGTGCTACCGCTTAGTGTATAATCTGTTGTGGCTTTTAGTACAATACCATTTACAACAACTAAAAGACTATCTATAGTATATCCACTGTCAATTGCAAAATTGACTGTAGTATTATCTCCAGTAAAGTTTTTAGTTGTAACAGTAAAAGGTAATCCTGTACCACTTGCACCTTGTGGACCTGTTGGACCAGTGCCGCCTAGAATACCATTAGAACCTGCTGGACCTGTAGGACCTGCTATAGTTGATGCAGCACCTTGAGCACCTGTAGGGCCTGTGGAACCTGTTGGTCCAGTTGCTCCGTCTAAGCCAGTTGTACCGTTAGTACCTTGTGGACCTGTTGGTCCTGTAACGCCTGCTGTACCTTGTGGCCCTGTTGGACCATCACCAGTTAATTCTCGTACTACAATTTCGTCACCACTATAAGGAGTAACACCAAATGTTAGTGTAGTTCCAGTTAGCGTGTAATCTGTTGTGGGTTTAAGTAAAGATCCGTTGATTGTTACTAATATACTGTCTAGTGTATAACCACTATTAACAGTAAATGCTGCTGCACTACCATCACCAGTAAATGACTGAGTGGTCATTATAAAAGGAAAGCCAGTACCAGATGGACCTTGTGGTCCTGTAGAACCTGTTGGGCCTAATGAACCTGTTGGTCCTGGTACTGTTGATGCAGCACCTGTAGTACCTTGTACACCCTGTACACCTTGAATACCTTGAGGACCTGTAGGTCCCATATCACCTTGAATACCTTGAGAACCACTAGTACCTGTTGGACCTGCGGAACCTGTAGGACCTGCTACTGTAGAATCAGCACCTGTAGGTCCCACAATACCTTGTGTACCTTGAGCACCTGTGGGTCCTGCGTTACCTTGAACACCTTGAATACCTTGTGTACCTTGAGAACCTGTGGGACCTGCAACGCCTTGTATACCTTGAGCACCTGTAGGACCAGTAGCCCCGTCAACACCGATAACACCGTTAGTACCTTGAGCGCCTGTAGGACCTTGTGAGCCTGTAGGACCTGTAGGACCCACAATACCTTGAATACCCTGTGAGCCTGTAGGCCCTGTAGCACCATCAACTCCGATAACACCGTTAGTACCTTGAGCACCTGTTGGGCCTGCAACGCCTTGTATACCTTGTATACCTTGTATACCTTGAATACCCTGTGAACCTGTAGGCCCTGTAGCACCATCAACTCCGATAACACCGTTAGTACCTTGAGCTCCAGTAGGTCCTTGTGAACCTGTAGGTCCTACAATACCTTGAATTCCTTGAGCACCTGTAGGACCTGTAGCACCATCAACGCCTATAACGCCGTTAGTACCTTGAGCACCTGTAGGTCCTACAATACCCTGAATACCTTGAATACCCTGGATGCCTTGAATACCTTGCGCACCTGTAGGACCTGTAGCACCATCAACACCGATAACGCCGTCAACGCCTTGAGCACCTGTTGGACCTGTAACGCCTTGAATTCCTTGTGAACCTGTAGGTCCTGTAGCACCATCAACGCCTATAACGCCGTTAGTACCTTGAGCACCTGTAGGACCTGTGACGCCTTGGATACCTTGTGCACCTGTAGGTCCTGTAGCACCATCAACGCCTATAACGCCGTTAGTACCTTGAGCACCTGTTGGTCCTGTAACACCTTGAATACCTTGTGAACCTGTTTGTCCTTGTAGTCCGCTTGCTCCGCTAAGATCAATTGTATATGTATAGCTTGTGCCATTCCATAAATACAGTCTAGAATCTTCTGGATTTTCTACATTGCCAGTATTAATTACGGCAAACTGACCTGCAACAATTCCTGTAGGGGCCGTATCCGCTGTTAGTGCAGCTACGCTTGCGTAAGTTTTTGCAATTGCAAATCCGAGTCCTGTAGCACCTGTAGGACCTGTAACGCCTTGAATACCTTGAATACCTTGGATGCCTTGGTCACCAGTAGGACCTGTAACGCCTTGAATACCTTGGATACCTTGTGCACCTGTAGGACCTACTTCGCCTTGAATACCTTGAGCACCTGTAGGACCTGTAACGCCTTGAATACCTTGAATACCTTGGATACCTTGTGCACCTGTAGGACCTACTTCGCCTTGAATACCTTGAGCACCTGTAGGACCTGTTACACCTTGGATGCCTTGGTCACCTGTGGGGCCTACTTCGCCTTGAATACCTTGTACGCCCTGTGAACCTGTAGGACCTACAATACCTTGAATACCTTGAGCGCCTGTAGGACCAGTAACACCTTGAATACCTTGGATGCCTTGTATGCCTTGGTCACCTGTAGGGCCTGTAACACCCTGAATACCTTGTATGCCTTGCGCACCTGTAGGACCTGTAACGCCCTGAATACCTTGTGCACCTGTTGGGCCGGTATCACCTTGCGTACCTTGAATACCTTGAGCACCTGTAGGGCCTACTTCGCCTTGTATACCTTGAGACCCTGTAGGACCTGTAACGCCTTGAATACCTTGAGCACCTGTAGGGCCTGTGACGCCTTGGATACCTTGAATACCCTGAATACCTTGATCGCCAGTAGGTCCTACAATGCCTTGAATACCTTGAGCACCTGTTGGACCTGTAACACCTTGTATACCCTGTATACCTGTTGGACCTACTTCACCTTGGATACCTTGTATACCCTGGATACCTTGAATACCTTGAGGACCTGTTGGTCCTACTTCGCCTTGAATACCTTGAGCACCTGTTGGACCTGTAACGCCTTGGATACCTTGAATACCTTGAGCACCTGTTGGGCCTGTAACACCTTGTATACCTTGTGCACCTGTAGGACCTGTAGGACCTGTTACGCCCTGAATACCTTGTACACCTTGTACACCTTGAATACCTTGAGGACCTGTGGGACCTACTTCGCCTTGAATACCTTGGATACCTTGATCGCCTGTGGGGCCTTGTGGACCTTGTGGTCCGTCTACTCCAGCTACACCAGCGGGTCCTGTTGGTCCATCACCACCTTGTGGTCCTGGTTCCGTAGAGGCGTCACCTTGAACGCCTGATACACCTGCGGGTCCTGTAGGACCTGTTGGTCCAGTTGCTCCGTAGCCAATACTTTGTCCATCAACTACTAAGAATCCGCCTGAAGTTGAGAGCGGTACACCGCCTAGGTCAATTGTATTAGCAGCAACGTAAACAGTTCTCCAACGTTTCGAAGAAGAACCTAAGTCATATGTTTGATCTGTTGCAGGTATTAAACTGCCAGTAATAGCAGCAGGATTAATACCAGGATCGCCTGGATCACCTTTTGGACCTTGTATTCCTGTGCCAACCAAGTGTCCTGTTAGTTCTTTGATAACGATTTTTAGACCAGTAGGAGGTGCACTAACAAAAGTAATGTATCCACCAGCTACCGAGAAATCGGTATTGGCATCTTGTGCAATACCGCCTACAAATACTAAGAAACTTTCAGCAGTTATACCTGGTGTAACTATATATGTAGTAGTACTGTTATTACCAGTATAGTATCTGGTATTAGCATTAAAGGCAGTACCGCCTGGATTACCATTAACCCAGTTACTGCCGTTATATAATAGTGCCTGTCCATTGACAGGGCTTGAGACTGTTACGTCTGATAAATTATCTAAGCTAATACTAGCTAAGTCTTTAAAAAACTTTACTGAATTATCAGATGCTTTAAAGTAAATTCTGCCATCAGCATAATTAATGGCTAACTCGCCATACTCGAGATCACTTGTAACAGGAACTTTACCTACTACCGATGATTTCTTAAGAATAATCTTATTTGTTGCCATAGTTAGCCCTAAAAAGGAATAGGGAAACTTATAGAAGTTTCCCTTTTATTAATACGCTCCGCCGTCAACTTGATAGATACTTACTGCACCCGAAGTGACTGAAAACTGTGTAGAGTCAAAACTAGCTAAACCTTTAACACTTATTGTAGCCAAAGGAATTGCATTAGTACTTGCTGCAGTAATCAAACCCTTAGCATTAACCGTAAAGCTAGGCACTGTTACTGAGTCTCCGTAGCTACCAACATTTGAATTAACTGTAGCTAATGTTAAAGCTGCTGAAACTGTTGCCGAACCATCAACACTTGTTAATGTAGCGGCTGCATCACCAGTTAACGATAAGTTGCGAGCAGTTGCCCATGTACTAGCTGTTGTTGCATTACCACTTAAAGCACCGTAAACTGTACTAACTACTAAAGCTTTGTTTAAAGTCCAGCGATCATTACTTTGAGTATAAAGTAATGAAGGAGCAATAAATCCTGTGCCACTATTATTAACACCAACTAATAAACCTCCACTATCAGCTAAAACATCAGAGTTTGCATCTGGAGCTAGTTGTAAGTTTTTATCAGCAATTGTAACTGTTGTAGAATTTACAGTAGTAGTAGTACCTTTAACTGTTAAATTTCCTTCAACTACTGCATTGCCGTTAACTTGAAGATCGAAGCCTGCAATATTACCAGTTGCTGTAATAGTAGTAGCCGATGTAATTGCGTTTGCACCTAGTGTTCCTGTTAAGGTCAAACTTGAAAAAGTTGCTGAACCTGACAATCCAATTGTAAGTGTATTTGTAGCGTTGTCAAAGGCGGTAGTAACACCGGTAGCAGCAGCAATAGTAAGTGTCTCGTCTAATAGATTTACTGAACCTACTGAACCACTACTACCAATAATACTTAATGTAGTAGCAACATTAGCAGTTGATACACTGGTTACTAAACCTTTTGCGTTAACTGTTATAACAGGGATTGATGTAGTTGACCCGTACTGAGTGCCGTTTGCATTAGCTGTTCCGTTGACATCTCGTAATGTAATTTGTGTAGTTGGATTACTACTACCATCTATACTAAAACTACCTGTTGCATCGGAAATGGTTTGACCAACTGTAGCAAAAGTAACTGTACGAGCAGTTAACCATTTACTAGCTGTTGCGGAATTACCAACCACAGCACCAGTATGAGTACCAGAAGTATCACCAATCACAGCACCAGTATGAGTGCCAGAAGTATCACCAACCACATTTCCAGTATGAGTGCCAGAAGTATCACCAACCACATTTCCAGTATGAGTGCCAGAAGTATTACCAGTAATATCGCCTGATACGCTACCTATAATATTTAAATAAGCTACGCCAGCACTACTACGCTTTACTAAAGTATTTGCTGTGTTTAAGTTAGTTGCTGCATCAATTGTATCAGTAAAGTATTTACCACCGATTACAACGTGATTTACAGCATTGCCAGCACTTTCAGTACCTGTACCAATGTATAAACGATCACCACCGTTTGACCCAGTATTTGGTAAAGCTGAGTAAGCTAGTTCACCTGCACCGAGTACGGCTGGGTTACCGCTTAACTCGCTACGTTTAATTCTTAAAATAGAAGCCATGTTTGTATCCTTTAAAATTGACCGGACTCAAAAACTTGTTGATCCAACAAGTTTGTAGCAGTCCATTTTTCATTTCCGGCATTGTAAACTAATAAGCTTCCTGCCGCTAGTTGGGTTAAGTCTAAGTCTGACAACCCTTTTAACGTTGTAGCTGTGGGGCCAATCATGCCGCCTACAACTACTTTGGTTTGTGATTGCGAAGAAACAACAACAGGTTCCTTCTTTTCTATAATAACTGTATTATTAATTTCCGTTACGATTATTTCAGTTGTCATCTAGTAACCTCTTTAACCAAACTAATACTTCCGCTAAGGAAAGGTATTACGTTACCTTGATTATCTGTTAATTCGCAGGAATATACTGCTGCATCAAAGTTAAATGTTCCTGTTACAGCAGCACTAATTTTTAATGTAATTGTAAAGTTAACCGTATCTATAACAATGCCATTGTTAGCTGTTGTTAGTTCATGTAAGACTGTAGTAGACTCTAGTGTCTCACGGATTTGCATTTGTGCTGAATAACCAGTAATAGGAATTGGTGTGTTATATTCTACAACTCCACCTGATGTATAAGCTCCGTAAGCTGCTGAATTAACCTGGTTTAGGGTTAATGTATTGGCTGTCTTACCCGTAACTAAATAATATGCATCATCACTAATAGTATTGATATCCTTCATGCCAGTTACACCAGTTACACGAACTCTCCAATTTAATGGGACACCGTGAGCACTGCTAGTAGTAATTACGCAAGGAGCTGCATTGGTAATAGCAGTAATTGGAGCATATTGTTTTGTTTCTGACTCCCAGCGCAATGTCTCTGCAAAAGTACTGCCTTGGTAAATTTTATAACTAATCTTTGCTGGTTCCATTATTTTACCTTACTTTCTTTGCTGCTGCAAGTGTAGCCGACACTCTAAATTTATTTACTTCTTCTGTTAAAGCTACAACTTCGGTTTGTAGTTGCTGATTCTCAAGGCACAACTGTGCTAGTTGTGCGTTTAATAAAATCATTTCTTGCTGTAAGCGATTTAATTCGGTTGCTAGTAAGCCGTTCTGTTCGCTCATACGCTCTAGTTCTGTGTGCATTAAAGTAATAATGCTAGTTTCCGCACCAGTACTTTTCCAGTCTTTTAGCAGTTTCTGTATTCCAACTGAGAAAGCAACAACTGCTAACGCAACTAGTGAAACTGTCTGAATGACGCTGTGGTTATCTATCTCCACCATAATCAGATCTCCTTATTAGCAGTGGTTGTATATTTAATTATAATCTAAACGGCAAGTCCGCCCTTTAGATTGGGATAAAAGCTTGTCAAGAAAAAATATTGAAACGTTCTGACATTTTGGTATATTATACCACAAGGGCGGGGTATTGTCAATGCAAAAAAATACCCTGCCCAAAGAATGGACAGGGTATAGTTTTTGCGAAGGTTTATGGTTATTATGTACTAATTTTGAATAAAAAAGACTGTACTGGACCACTTGTATAGGTACCCGTACCGCTTGTAGTATTAACAATTGCTGCATATAATATGGCATTATTTACTTGATATACTCCTTGATTTACAAAACCAGTAAAATAACCACTAGTAGCACCAACTAATATTTCTATATTACCATTTCCTGGGGGTGCTACTGCGCTAGCGCTGCCTGGATACCATACACTACCATAGCTTCCTGCTTGTAGTAAAACCCTAACATAAGTTCCTGCAGTTATTGGTCCACTAAAAGTTATAAGTGCTTCTACAGTTTCTCCGGGGAAATATTCCGACGATGAAGGAGCTATAGACAATATGGTAGGTACAGCAGTGGGTGCTGGTTCTGCCAATATATTAAACGCGCTGGAATTCAATGTTCCGTCAGGATTACTAAATCTGGCTACGACACCAGAGGTTTGTGCCTGAGCACTACCTTGAGGTACTCCAGTTATTGTCATGCTTTGAGTAAAAGAATTGGAGTTAATAGTAAAACTTGTGGGAGATATTGTAGCCCTACTGGTTGCTGGAAATAGTGATGCAGTTGTAACTTTACCACTAGCATTTGTAGCATTAAAACTAAAACTCATACTACTGTTATATCCCAGACTACTTGACATGCCTGTTATTGTGTAACTAGGTTGGGGGATAGTATTTACAACACTTACACTTGCAGTAGCTACAATCGTACCTGTAGCACTTCCTGTTCTAAGTTGTAGCTGAACAGTAGTAGTTGCAGAAAATTCTTGTACCCCCCAATTTACCTGTGTAGAAAAACTATTACTAGTAACAAATACTTGTGATACTCCTGGAGTAACTAAAGCATTATTCGTAGTTAAATAAAGCGTTTGTCCAGTATAATTAGTTGCAGAAACAGTTCCTAAATAATTTGCTTGTACATAAGGATTTTCAGCATCATTCCAACTACTAAGATTTGGCGTAATACTAAAAGTAGGTGTAGGGGACAAACTAGTGTCGTAAATAAAGATAGGTTCGCTGTAGTAAGTAGTTCCGTCTACAGTTGCTGACAGTCTAAAATATTCTCCACCTTCGGTTGTGGCATCTGCTACAGTAGCATAATTTACTGTTACTGTGCCGGCAGCATTTGAACTTCCAACAGTATAGGTTGTAGTAGAAATAGTTACGTCAGTACCTAGTGTTGCACCAGTATAGCCTGCTGGTGGAGCTGCTAAGGCAAATGTAATAGTCTTGTTAGCAGCATTACTAAAGTTAAATACGTTTGACCCGCTCTGTCCTTCGTTTAGCCAAGCTACAGCACTAAAACTATAGGAAGCTGCTGTATTCGTAACTGTAATAACTTTAGAAGCTAAAATAGTTCCGGCTGCGCTACCAGTTCTAACATATATAGTTACACTAGTATTTGTAGTTACTATGCCTGTAGTATAATTTATATTTGCGGAATAACTTGCACTGTTAGGGGTAACGGTACTAACTGAAGGGGTTACTAGTGCATTACTACTAGTTAAGTATAGTGTTACTCCATTAGCGTTTGTTGCTCCTATGGTAACACTAATAGTGCTAGACTCTGCCCAACTGTCTGCCACAGTAATTGATGCAGCAGGAGGACTAACACTACTATCATTAATAGTAATGTTATCGCTAGGGGGTATAGTACTACCAGTAACTGTTGCGGAAATTCTAAAAGCTTGTGCCCCTTCTGTACTAGAATCTGCTACTGTAGAAAAGCTAACTGAAGTACTTCCGGAGGCGTTAGTATTACCAACCGTAAAGCTTGTAGTAGTTAAAGTTACGTCTGCTGGAGTATCAGCTGTAGCTCCTGTTGAAGGAGCAATTATTGCAAACGTAATAGTTTTATTTGCAGCATAACTATAATTAAAAGTAATAGAGCCTGTAGCACCTTCACCAAGTGCAGAAACTCCACCAAAACTATAGGTTTCGCCAACGTTTGTTATAGTAACGGTTCTTTGGGCAACAATTCTCCCTGTAGCACTACCGGTTCTTACGTATAGTTCTACTGCTGTATTAGATGTAACTATTCCAGCAGTATAAGATACAGTAGTAGAAAATCCTGTAGGATTTAAGGGACCTGCAGCACTATCTACATAAACACTACTTACACTTGGAGTAACTAAAGAATTACTTGTAGTAAGGTATAATGTTCCGCCAATAGGACCAGTAGAGGTAATAGTTACATTATTACTACTTGACTCTTGCCAGGTAGCACCTGCTGTTATAGTAGTTGTAGAGGTATCATTTACAGTAATATCATTACTAGTAGCTACTGTAAGTCCGTCTACTGTAGCAGCTAATCTAAAAGTTTCTGCACCTTCTGTGTAATAGTCTCCTGCTGCAGTATATGATACTGCAATAGAAGATTGTGCATTAGAAGGAACGGTCCAAGTACCTGTATTAAGTGTGCCGTCAAGACCATCTACCGTATTACCGCTTACAGGTGCTATAATAACAAATGTTACTACTTTACCGTTTGCATTAGTAGCATTAAAAGTTGTAGAGCCAGAAACCCCTTCGTTAATAGAGCTGACAGTTGAAAAATTGTAGACTGGCGTAGGTGTTGAAGTATCTAATACATTAACTGTTACACTTAAAGAAGTATTAGTTATTGATAATGTAAATACTTCTGTACCTTCTAACAGTAAATCATTAGCAAAAGTGAAATTTGCAGTAGCATTATTATTTTGAATAATAAGATTGCCTGTTAAATTTCCTGCACTTAAATCTGCAGCTGCTATACCTGTAACAACATATCCAAAAGTAGACCCGTTTGCTACATTTACTGTAGTTAATGTTACGGTAACATTGGTCCCTTCATTTGCATTTTGAACACTAGATGTTAATAGATACTGTGGATTTGTACCAGTACCAGTACCAGTACCTGGTGCAGCATATAAGTCTGCATCAGCAACAATAATTCCTAGTCCGCTTCGATTTCCACTATTGTAGATTGTTTGAGTATAAGGCCACGCAGTATCTTCACTAGAATAGTAAGACTGTACTTCTTTTGTTATTACATTACTGCCTTCTCGTTTAAACATAGCCTCGTATACAAATTGTAAATGATGTGCTGGCGCATCCTTATATACCCTTAGCGAAGTATAGTTAGGTAACATAAATATAGGATTAGTTGGTATACTTAAACTAATAGGCGTACCTAAACCTTGAGCACCTGTAGGGTCATTCCAAAAAGTAAAACTATCGCTTATATAATAAGGAGCTAATTGTACGTTATTGCTATCATAAGTTTTTGCTCCTGCCGAATTAAATAATTGAAGTCCATATCCGGAAGTTGCCGGCAAACTACTAACTGCAAACACATATGCAGTAGGGAGTGTATATGTTAGGGCATTGCCTAATGAGTTTGCATAAACATATAACGTTAAAAAGCCGCTACCATTAACTGTTGAGCTTTCAAAATTATACCAAACGTCTGCTGTACTGTTAGGTAAAGTCCACATAACTATATAATTACCTGCAGTAGTTATACTTGTAGTTCTATACTCACGTTTTACATATCCGCTATGTAAAAAACTAGTACCGGCTTCTTCCGATACAGCACTACTAATAAATTCTAGTTTTTGTGTAAATGTAGGAGAAAAATATTCGCTATCTATTAAAAGCTCAGATTCGTCATTGATTGCTCGTAGACCGTAGGTTGCCATATTTACCTTTATTTAACAAAAATATATAGTACAGTAGAATCGTAATAAAATTGAGGAATACCTGCAGCTATATAATCATTTTCGATAAAAGTTATAGTTGGTACGCCACTTGGGTAACTTACTGACCAGCTATGTGCTCCCGGCAATAGTTGCATAGGTCTAATAGTTCTTCCAGTATATTTTGGAAAAGACACGGGAGGTTTGCTACCTGCCGTGCCTGTTTTCATATATTGATACATTTCTCCAAAAACCCCACTTTTAGTAGAGTTTTGTAAAACTATAGTAGTTCCGTCGCTTTTAAAAGTTTGTATTCCGTATGCCATTATAATAAACCTAATTTAACTCTAGGTACTCCGCCACTGTATACAATAATATTATTTGGAGTAATTAAAATACCATCTCCGTTAGCGTTGGCAGTACTACCTACTTTAATTGTACCAGTTACTGTTAAACTACCAGTATTGGTTTGAATTGCTTCAAGCGTACCAGCCTTAAAGTAACTTATATAAGGAATACTCCAGGTAGTAGTAGTACTACCTCCTGCAGGGGTTACCCCATCTGTTTGAAATTGTGCGTTGCCAGAATTATCAGCTATTGAAACTGGTGAAAGTGACCATACTTCAGGACTGCCATCACGAGCAGTTGGTGCTGCTCCATTTGCTGTCTGAGTTGGGGCGGTAACAAACGTAGTAGCGGCGGGAAAAGACTTATACGCTCTATGAGTAGATGCACCCGAAGATCCAGGAACAGTAGAGTTTTGACCCGCCCTAGACTTACTAAAAGTTTGTGTTTGTGTAGTAGCAAAGGACACTCCGGTGGAACTTTTACCAGTTATAGTATATGTAATTGCAGAACTATCTGCACCTGCAAGTACTCCACTATGTTGACCTATAGTTGCAAATGTACCACTATCACTAATACTGCCTACAACTATATTATTAGGTGTACCAGTACTAAAAGTCCACGTACCGTTTGAAGTACCTACTCCGTCATACGAAAGTTCGTTAGCACCTTCATATACACGTAGTTGAGTACCGCTATTTGTATATGAGGTAACATTACCGTCTTTATCTGCTGGAAACGGATGAAACCCGTTACTAAGAACTGGGTTTATTGCTGAGTTACCTGTCTCACCATGTGTTCCGATAATTCGTTTAGCAGTGCTAGTAGTACTGCTATTGGTGTATGTAACAGTTTCGTAGTTCCATAGATATTTATTGGTTATGGTGGTAACAGGTGGAGTAGTTACCCATACAGTTGGTTCCACAGTATTACTACTACTCACTGCAAAATACTCAACAACAGAACTAATACCTACACCATCTGCAGAAAACGTTCCAATTATTGCAGCAACTGAGTTTGTTGGCGACCCAGAGCTATATCCTATAGCTTCATAGTTCCATAAATATTTTAGTGTAGCGGTTGTGGTTGCTAAAGTTGTTGTCCACCCAGCTGTAGCTGCAGTAACACCAGATGCACTAGCAGAAGCTAGATAATAATTGGTAACTGAAGTAACACTAATACCTGGAGCACCTTTATATACAATAGTAACAAACTGTGTGTCTAGTAGTGTTGCTCCGCTAACAGTTGCTTGATTATACATTCTTGCCGTGTAACTAGATTTTCCAGAAGTACTTGCGGGAGTTAGTGTAATAACAGCACTTGCTGTATCTGTTGCAGTTGTAGCTTGGGCATCACCATTTGCAGTAACAGTTATCCATCCATAGTTAGACGTAACATTACCATCATATTTTCTGCCTTGAAAAGTAATAGATGAGTATGTACCAGTAGTAGCAGCATCTGGCGCATCTTTAACAATTACAGGAGTATTTGTTACTATATCATATACTAAAGATGATGCCCCTACTACTCCATCTAAAGATTTATTAACATTAAATCTTTTAGTAATACTTGTGTAACCAGCCTTGCTGGCAGTAATATCTATATAACCGGATATAGCAGATAAAGCTGTTACGGTTTGAGTACGATTAACGGGGGTACCACTAGCTGTAGAATTAATATTTGATTTTACAGCTGAAAATGTCCAATTAGCACTATCATCTGTGGCGCCAATAAACACACTCATAGTAGTTTCTGCGCCTGCAAAACTAGCTACTACACCTGCACTATTTGCAGGAACAGTTGCAGTTTCGTTACTTAGTACGGCAGTAACAGTATCTGTGCCGTCAAAAACTACAGGTATAAATTGTTCATCAATCTTACTAGCTGTCCCGCCTGCTAAATAAAGCTCTACTTTTAGACTTGTAATATTTGATGAACTTGGAGTATAAGTATAACTTGATTGATCTGATGCAGAAGTATAGCTTGCTGTAGCACTACCATTTTCATATATTTTAAATCTACCGGCATAAAGAGCAGGAGTTGTTGTACCTACTGCAAAATATCCGTATACAACGATACTTGCTGGATTTAAAACACCTAATTTACTTTTTTGAATAGCTGCTGCTGAAACAACTAAACCGTACGCGGTTGCATTTTGTCCATCATTAACAACTGCCATAACAATTGTTTTCTCAAGGGGCGTAGATATTCCTGTACCTGTTACGCTTAGTTTAACAGTTACAGAAGTAGTTGACAATGTAGCTGGTTTTACGCTTATAGAAGCAGTACCAGTAGCTGTAGTTGAAACGCCATCAAGCAGCGTTCCATTGGTAATTGTCCAAGTATACGCTGGGCTAGCAATGCCGTTTAGTACTGCCGTTAAAGCAACAGAAGTTGGAGTAAATGCAGTACCTGCACTATTTTTTACAAAAGCACTATATCCTGAGATATCAATTGATTGTGCAGATGCTGCGGTTGGGGTAGCAGTTAGTTGACTAGAAATAGTAAATACTTCTTGTTCGATATCACTAATAAAAGCGTATCTTACATAATAAGGCGTACCTGCTGTTAGGTTTGGAATAACAATAGACAAACTTAATCCGTCAAATACTTTATTAGCATTTGACGGAACAAAGTTAATAGTAGTACTGCACCATACAATTACTTTTACTAGATCATCCCTTATGTCAGAAGTTCTAATCGTGTCGTATGGTGTGTCTAATTTTAATATTAAGGAATTAACACCTGCAGATAAAGTTGCTGCCATATTTATCCTTTAAACAATTGTTTTAATTAGTATAGACGCCAACGCACTAGTGCTACTATAGTTGTCGTGAATATCTACAGTTCTGCAGGCTACTCGGTAGTTTATTCCTGCTTCTGATAATCGTGGGGTCGTAAAATCTAATAAACTCTGTCGAGTTGCACCAGTTGACGTTACTACTTTTATTTGATTTGTATTATCTGGAATTAAATCCCAGAAATCTGTTGTACCACTGTCTCTATATACTCTGTACTCATAGTGCTTAAATAAAGCAGTATTAATGGGAGTATTAGATATGGCGCTTATATCTAAGAAGTGAGTATTAAGATCAAGGTATATACTATCGACAGTTGAATAAGTTCTAAAAGTACCTACTGTGTGAGTAAACTCAGTAGACCAGGGGCCTGTTCTGCCATCTGTTGTTACGTATCTTACTTTTATTTTATATACTTGACCTTTTTCTACTCCAGATATGTAGATGGAACCAGAGTTATATTTTTCTTTAAAAGTAGTAGCATTTATAAGTGTACTAGTACTCTGCAAGTAATAACTGCATTCAATCATTTCTGTACCTTTAGGTAGTTCTTGAGGATTAGTATAACTTATTTTTATTCTTTGTTCGTAGATACCAGTAGAAAGTAATTTAGCGGCAGACTCGTCACTTACAATTAAACTAATGTTAGGTACGTCTGTAGAAGTAAAACTATTACGTAGTTCTGTACCAGGTAAAGTAATTTTTGTTTCAAAAACTGTACTTGCTGTTAGAGTCGTATAATCAGTAAAAATGTTGTAAGAGCTACTAACTCCATAATCAACTAAAGTGATTGATGCAGATTTATTTGAGCTAGGTTCAATACTTAATACAAGTAAATCTTGTGACTCTTGTCCTAGTTCCCCAAACATAAACAGATCACTACTATTTATCTGTACAGAAGTTGCTGCTACTAGTATTTTAACACTAGTATAGTAACCTGAAGATAATGCGGTTTTATCTATTTCTCTCTCAACACTAGCTCCCGCTGACGATCTTACTCTAATAGTATAGCGTTTAGAAATATCAATATATACTTGCTCGTCTAGAATAAATTCGGTGGCGCTTATGCGATTTTTAATTCTGCCAGTTCCGCCACCCCACATAGGTACGTCATGACTTACTTTTACACGATCTCCACGATTACAAACCAAATATTCAATATCTGTATTTAATCTGTATGCTTCTGGACGCAATTTTGCTTGCGCAAAATGCCAACGAGCATGGTCAATTACTAATGATTTTTTTGTAACTCCAGGTAATTGAATACTTTCAAATAATTCAGCATTACTTTCAGATTTTCCTGCATTATATACAATAACTTCTGCTTGTTGATAATCTTGATCTTCGTCAATATAAGTTACTTTTAAACCATCTGGCATTTTAACTAATGCTTTTGATGATTCAAATCCCCAACTATTATGTGGAGTAAAGTGTTGTACAATATTGGGCTTAGGTTCGTCAATTACTACTGACCACTTACCGTCTACCATAGCAGGGCTTGCTCTACCAGCAGCACAAATATCTCGCAATACTTCTAATATGCTACGTTGTGAAGCTAATATACTGTTATAAGTAAAACCTTTTGTAGTGCAATAACTATGCCAGTATTGTATTTGTGTTAAATCTACTTTAGTACTAACGTCTACATCTTTTACTCTTTGAGGATTAGCGGGATGTTTTAGAATAAATAAAAATAAATCTGCAGGGTTATTAGTTGTGTTCGTTATCCATGCGCTACCGTTCCATGAAGGTGCCCATGTTTGCACAACGGCATTAATACCTTCAATTTGTCCATTAAGCTGGTCATTTGCTTTAATTTTTAAAGCAGTTCCTGCAAGACTACAATTAACTGGTTCCTTAATAGGAAACATATTACGTAAAAAAGTAGTTTGTAATAATATTACCTGTGCATAGATCTGAGCTTTAGCATAGCCGTTAGCTGCTTTTGTCCACTCAGCATCAGCACCAGTTTTTCTGCGAACTCTAACTTGAACTTCGTTATAGGAGTTTAATCCATAATAAGTTTTATTTACTGTAAATGCGTCTTTTTTAACTGTACCATCTCCAAGTCCAAAATCTTGCCAAGTTGTCCAAGGCCCGGCCCCGTCTTTTACTTGAATCTCAATAGCTACAAAAACAGATTCTTCTTTTCCAGATTCTTTGCCCTCTGCAAAAATTCTACGCAAACCTTGTGGAAGATGTAATGAAACAGTAAATTGACTAACTGGCACTACGGCCCCACTAGTATTAGTAGTTGGCGGACCACTGCTTGCAGTTATAAAGGGACCGTACGTACCTTCTGTTAGTACTGCATTATACTGGCCTGGACAAGTTAAAGTAAGCCCGCTGGCAACTACTTTTACGTCTTGACCGTAGATGGCATTAAAATCTAGTATTTGCTGTGCAGTAGGAGCAGTTTTTCTATCTAAAGTTACTGGGGGTACTGGTAGTATATAATCTGTTAATGCAACGTTACCAATTTTTAAAGTTGCGGCATCAATGTTAAGGGGGCCGTACCCCCAAAGTAACAACATTGACAGGTAACTTTCAGTGTCATTTTCATAAGTAAGATAGTTAACGGCGCCAAGTGGTGGAGTATATTTAATTTTACCTAAAACTACTGGGATAGCGTCATATGGATGTATTTGGTTAGCGCCGCCCGTAACCATGTACTGCTGAATAGTAGATCCAGGACTATTAATATCAGGAGGACGAATAGGTGCAATAGCATTAATTAATGCTCCGCCTGCAATTGTAAAAGCAATAGTAGTAGCAGCATTAGCTACTAACATAGAAGTAGTTACAGCCGCTCCGCCAGCAGCCGCGGTTGCAGCAGCAGCCGTATACCCCGTCACTTGTCCTGCTAAATATGGCGCAACATATGCTACTATTAAAGTAAGTATTAATCTTCCTGTATTGCCTTTTCCAGGTACTGCACGATATTCAACACGATCTGTGTCTTTTAAAGCAGTAGTATGCCACTTTGTTGGATCTGCTACAACACCGTTAACCAGAATAGTAATTTTGCTTGCTAGTTCATCAGCAATCTTATATTCAAATTTAACCCAGGAGGCTAGCTTATCTAAAGTTGTTCCTGGTAAAATAGGTACGGTAAAACGCTCAGTACGTAGTGGATGTGGCACTACGTTTAAAATTGCACTTTTGTTTTCACTGTACTTATAAAATCCTGTAATACGGTTCTTCCAACCCACAGACTCAAAAGATTCTATTGCGCTATCGCGACGATCACGCGCATGCAAAAAATGAGTACTGCTAACAGCAATACCCATATGTGATTCTACACCTAAAATATTAAATAGTACAATGCAACCTTCTGTTGGAGTATCTATTTTTTCCCAGCCTTCTTTGTACTGGGCGAGCAAATCACGCATCTGCTCAGCGTCGTCAGCTTCGTAATTAGTACTAAAATTAGGTAGATCTATATTATATTCTTGCTTATAAACAAGACGAACTAATCCCCAGCAATCAATGCCGTTTGTATCTCTGCCCTTATCTAGGAAAGGTATCCCTATATACTTATTATTCCACATTAGAACATCCCTGGAAAATATGCTGGAGTAAATGAATGCATTGGGAACGGTTCACGCTCATAATCGATCATTGATAAATCAGCTGTTACTGAGTCAGCATTGTAGCTAAAACTACTAATATAAAAACCGTTAAAAGTGGCTTCTACTGTGTCAGGTGTTTTTGATAGTACCAGTTCCATCTTTACTTTAGGTGGACCTACAATAGTTCTAACTATAGGTATTACATATTTAGTAACATCTCGCAAAACTATTGAACATCTTGGAGCTTGTGCCTCTTCTTCAGTAGGTAGTGAAATTTCCATTGGTAGAAACATAAAGTCTTGACTACGGCTTGTTACACCATACATTACTTCATCTGCAGTCTCACTAATGCGCTTTGTAAAGCCGTCGGCAAGTCTGGTTACAACGGTAGTTCCATCTGCGGGGTCGTACACAGTCAATAAAAATAATAAGTCACTATCAGCTTCAGGCGAAAATATAGCCTTAATAGCTTCCGGTGACATTGTCGTTAATCTACTCATGGTAATATTTCAAACTGTAAAGACACGTTACAATAACCTGGGGCAAGGTACGCAGCATTAAAAAGCGCACCATCTCCTTGAGGTACTATACGTGCTTCTACTACAGTACCTTTGCGTGGGTGTGGAAATCCAAATCTAGCTGTACCGCGTAATGTATTTGTAATCCACGTCTCTAAAGTTCCTACTTGTACATTTGTCATAATAAAGGTTAGTTGCATAGTATCAGATCTGCGACCACGATATCTTTGTTTTGCAGGGCCAGCATCCATAGGAGTCCTTAATATAAGTGCTCCTATAGATTCTGAAAAACCTTTTTGAGGTACTTGTGGAAGTGTTGGCTCCCAAATATAGCTATATGCCATAATTATCTCCTAATTAACTGAGGCTGAAGTCCGAAAGTTCCGCGTATTGCTTTTTGTGAAGCACTACCATTTCTAGAAATTTCACCTGCAGTCATATCCCCTATAACAACTTCGATTTTACGGTTGCCTCGGCTGTCAACAGTTTCTTTAGTTTCTGCTTGTGCCGTAGAATAGTTGTTAACAACTACATCAACATTTCCACCACCACCTGCGCGAACTCCAAGGTTACCGTTACTATCACGCTTTAGGGGCATGATGGCTTCTGGTCCTGCTTCACCCATTAAACCTGTACCTTGTGCAAACTTAAATAATGTTGGAGAAGCTACTACAGAGTTAGTAAACATTCCGCCTTTAGCAAAAGTTTGAAGCCCTGTGTCAAATACGTTACCCTTTGCAGAAGGTACATATCCTGCCTGAGTGCCTGTCATAGAACCTGTATTACCCATGTTTCCAAAAATACTACCAATGAAATTCATAAATCCTGGTTTAAATGCGGCTGACATCATTATAGCTTGTTGCTGCATTTCGTAACGAATTAAACCTTCAATAAAACTGTCTATCATACCTTTAAAGTTAAGCTTACCAGTTTTAGTAAATTCGATAACAGCATCTGCCATACCCTCAAAACTGTTTTTAAGTATGTCTCCGTATTTAAGTTGTCTGTCAGTTAAATAGTCATCTAAACTTTTGGTTTTTTGTTTTGCTTCGTATACTTTATTTATTCCTTCAACTTCTGCTAAATAAGCATAAGTAGCTGCCTCTCTTTTAGCATTAATAGAGTCAATATTACCAGAATTTTTAGGATCAAGTGCTTGTTTTGCTAAGTCTAATTGCGTTGCAAGTAAGCTATTTTGTAACTGCTGTAACTTAATGTCACGCTCTTTCATTGTTTGCATTCTATTAATTGTTAAAAGCTGTTCGCGATAGTTATCTGTAGTAATTACCCCTAAGTCAAGTTGATTTTGCAGAACTTCTTTTTGTATATCAACTAAAGTATTTTCGGTTTCATTTCGTATGCGTGTTAAGTTTACTTGGCTCTCTAAACTTTGAATAATTTGATCCATTGTTTGTAAACTGACGGCTAATGTATTTTCACGAGTACGTTCTGCAGTTGCCGTTTTAGTAGTAGTTACAAATAGATTGTCTGCAGTTTGCAGCTGTCTTCTAGTATTCTCCTCAGTTCTTAGAGCTATATCGTAAATTTCCCACCATTTTTCTTGTTCTGCTTTTTTCTCAACAACAAGTGTAACAGCTAATTCTTTATAACTGTCTAAAGTATTGAGGCCGCGCTTAAGAGAATCTTCTTGTTGAATATATGCCTCTATTATAGCCTGTTGATCTGCTAAACTACTGTTTCTAAAAACCTGGCTTTTCATTTCTTCTTCTTTAGTAGCAGTTACGTTCTTTAGTATATCTTCAACAGTTTTCCTAGTCTTATCATAAGTAAGTTGAACACCAGTTACTTCAGCAGCAAGAATATTTGATTTTTTCTGATCTTGTAATTGAGCAACTTGTGCCATAGTACCTTGTTGTTCTTGCATAGCTTTTAAAGATTCAGGTGATTTTTGTATATCTCCTGCTTTAATACTTTTGCTAATATTAGTACTGCTAAGTAGTTTCATTCTAGAATCTATTTCAGATATTCTTGTATCTGATTTTACTGATTCAGCTGCTCGAGCACTTTTATCGTCTTTTAAAAGAGCTAAAGCTGCATCTCTTCTAGTTTCTATAAATTGCTTTTCACTTTGTAAACGGCTTAATTCCATTTCCTTAATTAAACGTTGAGTTTCAGTTATTTGACTAATCTGTAAGTCAATTTTTTGATTTTCAAGTCGAGCCCCAAGCTTTGCTGTTTCTGCTGTTTGAGGCAATTTATCTAGCAAGTTCTTTTGTGAACTCAGAACTGTTTCCGCCATTTTACGAGTAAAACTGCCTTCAATAAGCTCAAAGCCTTTTTCAATTGAAGCTTTTGCTGCCGCTTCAAAATTCTTGCTTAAAGCTAGCATTTCTTGTCTGGTTGCGTCTAATTTGCTTTTTGCTTCTGCTGAAGCTCCTTTTGCTTTACTAAGTGCTGGGCTATCGACATTAGAGGGAGCTTCTAATCTTCTAGAATTAGGATTAAACTCTAGTCCGTAGCCGGCAAGATTACGTTGCCCAGCTCTTAGTTTTTCAATTTTAGCTTCTGATTCCGTAAGTTGTGATTCATAACTTTTTGCAGTATTTATTAAAGCAATATATGCATCACGATTTTGCATAATAATTGCTTGTGATTCTGGGGCAAGCAATTTAATTTTACTAATATCAGTTAGTAAATCTCTTAATGTAGCTAAATTTGCTATAGGGTCTTTTAATGCTTCTGCAAAATTAAATCCTTGTGTGGCTAAATCTTTTCCAAAAACTGAGAGTGCGTCTTTTTGTATTAAAGTATTAGACAAGTCTGTGTAGCTTTTTTGTAACCCTACAAAACCATCCTTAACTCCTGATAATACTGCACTAGTTTTTTGCCCTGCTTTAGAAGCATATTCAAATACATCTGCTATTTCTGCACCAACTGCAGTCAATCTACTAGTACTCATGCTACTTAAAGACTGTTTAATAGTATCTTCAGTAAGCTCACTAACATTTAATATATCTTTTAATCTTTCTCTTGTGTCTTCTTGCATAGAAGGATCTAAAATACCTTTTAATCCTTTTGATAGTTGCTTACCTAGACTTTTTGCAAAATCATCTTGCATACTTTGTCCAAAAAAGCCTTTAATGCTATCTACAGTATTGTCCCAACGATTAGCTTCTTTATTGGCTTGTTTAAAACTTTCAGCGGTTTCTTTAAGGTTTTCAGATAAGTTCTGAAAAGAAGTAGCCATAGCTATAACCGAAGCTGTAGACAGTGAGTTTTTATATTTATCATGACTAGCAGTTAAAGCCCTAGTATTGTCATCACCTAGTTCTAAATTTTTATTAAATTTTTGTACTTCTTTGTCGTTATTGCCAAAAACATAGTTTAATGCTTGAAACGCTCCTACTAATACGCCTATTGCCATACCAATATTGCCCATTGTACCTATAAAACCCATAAGTCTTGTAGTTGCAGCAGTTACAGTTGCAGTTACTCCTGTAAATAAAGTTCTAACTGTACCTAATCTTTCAGTTTTAAGACTATCTACCATTTCACCAAAGGCAGCTCTAAACCCTACCAAGCTAGCAGTGTCTGCGGCGTTACTAATAATTGAGCTTGAGGCTGAACGTTTGCGTTGCTCTTCTGCACCTATTTGTAATCTTCCTAGTGCTGATGTTCTTCCTACTGGTTCATTTTCTTCTTTTCTTAATTTTGCTGCTGTAACAATATAATCATCTTCTGCTTTTTTAGCTTTACGTATAGCGTCAGCTAACTGATCGTAAATGTACTTATTTTTTGTTAAGCCTTTACCAGCAGCTTCTATTTGCTGAATTTGTTTTTCTGTGATGGACTGAATACCGCCTGTAGGCGTAAGAATACTAGCAATATCTTTGCGAATACGTCCACCACTAAGTGTTTTTAATTTTGCTTCTAATTTGTCAATAACTTCTGCTTTAGCATTAGCGGCAGCATCTTGCTTTGCAAGTATATCAGCTCTACGCTTTGATAACATACTTTCTGCAGTACTAATTTTGTCATCACTTACTTGTTTGCTGAACTCTGCAGTTTTTCTTAGTTCAGTTCTATAATTAACAATACTAGGGATTGCTTGCTTGATAATCATTGAGCCAAGCGCAGCTATACCCGCAGTTAAAGCTACTGGGCTAGCACTTAATAAGTCTACTAAAGGTACGAAAGCTTTATTTAAAACTTCTAAGATAGTTTGTGCAATGTTTTTAAGCGAAGCTAAAAGTTTGTCATAAGGGTTGGTAGGGATATCAATTTCGTTAAATTTATCAATACCTTCTTTTAAAACCGCGTTAGCAAAAGCTTGGCGCTTTTCAAAATCTGTTAAGCTATCTACACTTTTACCTATGCTACGTGCGTAATCTTCAGACGATTTACCTACTTTTGTAAATAAGCCTAATTCGTCTAATAGTTCTGGTTCTAGTTTAGTAATACCACGAGTTAAACGACTAACAGCGTCGCTCATATTAACACCCAGTGCTTGCGAGGCCTTTTTAGCTACATCACCAAGTTGTAAAAATTGTTTCTGAGTCATACCGCTACTAATAGCTTTAGCAGTAGCTTCCATTGACTCACGTAAGCTGATAGCCCCTCCACTAGCTTCTGTAAACTGTTTAGCTAACGCTCCCATTGCAACACCACTAGCGGCACCTAACTGATCTAAACCTTTAACCATGTTAGTGGTATCCATAGCATTGCTTAAGGCACTAAATGCTGCACTTACTGCGAATACGTTAGCAGCATAGGTAGCATATAAGCGCACTAATCCACCAAGACCTTGTGCTTGGTTTGCAAAATCTCGGCCGCTTGCTCCAGTAGATCCCATAGATCCACGAGCACGTCCGTATTCTATATTTTCACCTGCGCCAAGGCTGGCTGCAGCTGCTTTACTGCCGGATTTAGTACCGGTGGCTAAGTTCTGCGATTTTTGTAATTCTTTATTTAAATTTTTAACTTCATCAGTACGATTCTTTATACTATTCGACTGATCCTGTAAACTTAAATTAATATTAACTTGATTTGATGCCATCGTTGTTCCTCTTTAAGGTTGGTGGCTAAAACTTTTAATAGCTTGACTAGTGTACATTATAACATGCAACCACACTTTTGTCAAACCAAAAAATTTTTAACGTAAAAAAGCCTGCCAACTTTTAGCTGGCAGGCTTTTCCATCTTTTTCTTATTATTGATTTCGTCTGAACGTACAGCATCAATCATACGTACTAGCATGATTATAAACTTTTGCTCAGAAGGCTCAATCTCTGTTGCTTCTAAAACATCTTTTATTCCTATCAAAGACTTGCCTAAGTAGTTACCATTCATAGTGTCCCACTCATCTCGTAGCATTCGATAAGCATTAAATGCTTGTTGTACTTCTATTGGAAAATCTTCAAATTCCACAGGAATCTCAGAATCTAAAGGTTCTGAGCCTAGCATTTCGCACATTTCAAAATACGACTCTTTGGACATACCAAGGCCCATATTTTGAATGTAGCTGACCAACTGCGCGTTTACTTGCTGGAGTTGGTCGTCGAAAAGTTTCCCAAGTCTGAAACTTGTTCACTAATAAAACCGTCAAAATTACTAGAGTTCTTCATTAAGTACAAGGCATTTTCAGCAGTATATTCTAATTCGTCGTCTAGGTTTTGGCCTTTTAAATCAACAGGAGCTAATTGCTCAAGATAACTTAATTTAAAGCCTTTCCACCCTTTGACAGCATTTTCAACATATAATTGCAAGAACAAGTCTTCATTAAATTCTTCTGCTGCTTGGCGGTTCTTAAAGCTAGTTTTAGTAGACTTCTTACGAATACTTAAAAGTGTTTCGCGAGATAAAAATGCTAAGTCAACAACAAAACCAGGCATACCAGGGTATTCTACCTGTACTGATTTGGAGGGAACTAGCAGTGTTTTTAAAGAGAGAGTAGTCATTTTATAATAATAAGTTTAAAAAGAGAGACTGGAGATCAGCCCAGTCTCTATAAAAGTGCAACTGTTAATTAAACTGCTGCGCGGTAAACGATACTTGCTTCGTTAGACTGTGTAATGTCGTAACCAGTACCTGTAAAGCCTTGAGCTGTAAAGTTAATTGTTGTAGAAATAACTTGCTCTGTGTTAATTGTAGGAATCTGCAACATAGCCGCAGGTAACTTGATTTCAACACCAGTAGGATTTGTACTAGGTCCGCCCATTTGTACATTAATTGTAAACTTAGGGTCTACTGTAGTTGCTGAATTAGCTATCAAGTCAGATAACAGTCCGCCACTTTCAAGACTACCTGTTTTTAAGTATGCATTAATAGTACCAGTAATAGCGCGTGTACCAGTAAAGTACGTGATTGGTAAATTAACTGTACCTAAGTTAGCAGGTGTCAGATATGTTAAGTTATTAGCAAAAGTTATATTTCCGCCAGTTAAAGCAATTGTATAAACATTACCAACATTAGCTGCAATTACAGCAGTAGCTGCAGCTCCTGAACCACCGCCACCAGAAATAGTAATTGTGGGAGCTGTTGTATAACCATATCCTGCGTTAGTAATAGTGATACCAGTAATAGTAGAGCCAGTAATAGTTACGGCACCAAGAACAGCTCCAGTACCTGCACCTAAAGAGCCAAGAGTAGCTGTAGGAGCTGTAGTATATCCAGTACCAGCTGTTGTAATAGCAATACCAGTTATTGCACCGCCGCTAACTGTTACAGTACCTACTGCAGTTACACCGCCGGCAACTGTAGGAGGAGAGAATGTTACGGTTGGAGTTGTGTATCCAGTTCCACCAGTAGTAACTGCTACAGCACTAACACCTCCACCAGATAATACGGCCGTACCAGTGGTTGTTACACCGCTAGCAGGTGCAGCACTAAAAGTTACGGTAGGAACAGACGTATATCCAGAACCAGCAGTACCAACTGTAACGCTAGTCACAGCACCACCAGCAGCAGCAACAAAGTCATTGATACCATCATTAACAACTAAAGTACTTAACTTGTTAGTAATATAACGAGCCGTAGTATTTTTAGCTAATGCTTGGTCAGGGGCCGTGTTATCAAAATCTGTTCCTGAGAAAACAACTGGACTAGCAGTATTAGCTTGTGCATCTGATAACACACGAATTGCGGAACCTTTACCAGCCCAGGCCACTGCCGCAATAGCGTCAATACCAAAGTCAATAGTTGCAGAATCTAGTGCGCAGTTATCGATAACGTAGCCGGCATTGTCAAACAATATAATTAAGCCAAAAGGCAGTAATTGGTGCTTGTTAGAATTAGTAAAATCAACAGTAGAAGAACTTGCTCCTGCTGTCCAAGCAGCACCTGCGGCGCCAATGTTAGCTGCACCACCGAAAGCATTCCATAAATAGGCTTCTTCAGCAGTAATCAAACTACCATTATTATGTGGTCGAATATAGGTAGAGAAAGTAAAATCTACTGGCTCTAGTGCAGTGTTAAAACTGCGTTGACCACGTACAGGAGCTGCCCCTGCTTCATTTAGTGTAACTGTATCTACAGTAGTATTTTGTGAAAAGCTCATGCCTTCCAATACTTGAAGTTCAAAACAGTTTGTTGTAGACATGCCGCTTGCTGCATCTTTTAATGCACCAATTTTTACACGGCCAAAACTGTCAATGTTAGTAGTAAAGAAGACTCTACTATTACGAATTAAATTAACTGCTGCCATAGTTATTCCTTTTAGTTGGTAACCTAGCAGTACGCTTACTAGACATTTATCTGTATTGGTACTATTTGGTAATTAGAGTGCATAACGCACCTGTAAATTTATTTCACCGACGCCATAAGGACTTAGCAGACCTTCATCGGTTGTTATTGACTGAATTAATATTTCAGTAGTTGACAGATTATTAGTAGTATCATATACTAATACTCGGTTAGCGTCTATTACGTTTTCTAAATCGTCTAGTAAGTCTTCAAGTAATTGTTGCGCTTCGCTTTCGCTACGAACATAAACTTTGACACTGACGTTTAGATGCCCCCAGGTAAAATCTCCTGGTAGATATTCTCTTAGTTCTGACCCTGGAGTAAGGTATACTGCAGGAAAATCCTGAATCTCATCCCAGAATTTTAATTTAGGGTAGCTATTATCAGACAAGTCACTTTTAAACCTACCAGTTCCGTCGATTACTTTAAATTTTTCAGCTAACGCTGTTACAATACTTGTTCTTTTTGTCATAGTGATACTGCCCTTAAATTATTAGCTACCGCTTGTGCAGCAATTTCTCTTATGGATTTAGAGATTAATAGTTTGGGGTCTCTTGTTCTTGGTGATGATTGACGACCACCATTGCTAAAAGTTGCGTAAGGGTTCTTCATATAAGAATAAAATACCGTAATCATGCCTTCTCTGCTCATAGTTGCGTGTTCTGCTTTAACAGTACTAGCAAATCTGCCCGTTCTATAGTTCAAAACATTCTTAGCGGAGCCGTCACCCATATTAGCACTAATTACATCCTGTAACTGGCTATTAATTAAATTAGTTAAACTAAGTAAACTGGTTTTAGCTAACATCGCACCTTTTACTTGTTGTATGTTATTTTTTTGTTTTTTAATTTGCTGTTTATTTGTCTGAGCTTCTCTTAAAGTTTTCTTTAACTTTTTCCTATACTCAGACTTTGCCTTTTCGTCTACATAAGCCGTAACTATTTCGTTAGGTAGCTTAATTTTTGGACTATTAATTTGCTTAGGATTTTTAGGTTTAACTCCTAAAGGTTCTAATAGTGTATCAACTATTAAATCCCTCATTGTAGGAGAGCTTTTAAAATCTAAAATTTCACTACTAGAAAAATTAGCATCTTTGCTTAATATATCTAGTATTCCTGCTAAAGCTTTGGCTTGTGTGGACTGAGGATTTACTAGTGCACGAATACCTGTGCTTCCGCCTTTTTGTCCCGATAACCTTTGAACTAACTTAGCACTAGCGGCGTTGTCTGATTCTGACTGTAGTTCAATAAGAAAATTAGTAGCACTTTTATTATACTTTAAAAATACTGGACTAGTAAGTGTTTTTAACTCTGCAGACTCAATATCCAGCTTCTGCAGATGAAGTATTAAATTGTCTAAGAATCCTAGTGCATAGTCTGCTTCATCTTCTGACATCATAGGCATATCGCCTTTAGTCATATAATTATAAAGCTCGTCTCTAGCACCTAATACTGCTCCAGTCATCATACCATAGATATGGCCTTTAACCATACCCATTTCTTTAAACTTGGCGCTTGTACCGCCTCCAAGATACTTATCTAAAGTTCTTTCCACTCCGTCTTTAAATGGCGTTTCTGGAAATAGTATAAAAGTTTTACCATCTACAACGTCTACAATAGGTTTTGAAATATCACTATTTCCAGTAAATTGTTGCTGTAAATTTTTAAATGCTTGGCTAACGCCTAGTTCGGCTGCTTTAGATTCTGATACTACAACCCCTACGTTTCGGCTAAGACCTTGTGCTTCAAGATCTGCTCGGTTTTTGTTAAACCAAGTTTTATTTGTAGTTACGTAACGACTATAATCAGCGTAGTCAGCTGCATCCTCAGAATTTCCACTCTTTTTCTTATCTCTAAAAAACTTAATGAAATTTTCTGCACTCATGTAAAGTCCGCTACATATTGATCTAAAACACGTTTAATTGGTGCAGGTAAATTTGTAGATGAAACGTAATTGATTTGTGTAGTGTTAGGGTTTAAGTCACGGCTACTGTGTACAGCACCGTTATTACGCGAGTAGTATTCAATTAAGTCTAATACTGCTAATTTTAAGTCACCTGGAATTGGGTCGTAACCACCAAAGTAACTTACTTTATATCCGTTAATTGCTTCAGGAAATACACTGTAACCTATACTAACAACAGAATCGCCTCTTATAACCCAGTCTGTGAATTTTGTTAAAGTTGTATAAGTCTTACCATAATCTGAACTATACTGCACTGATGCAATTGTTACAAGAGGACTTTCTTTTAGTAAAAGCTCTTTAAAGCCACCATCAAAATATTCAATCTTTATATCGCTGTAGAAATCTACAAAAGTGCGACGGCAGTATGATTTAACCAAGTCACTGACTTTAGGTATTAAGAAATCAATTTCTGCGTCTGAATTTGTGCTGGTAATCCCCATGTAAGTTTTGTATTCAGATTTTGTTACTAAATCTATTGCCATAAATACCTCACTTGTTTTATAAAGGCACATTATACCTTTATAAAACAAGACCCCGAAGGGTCTTGTTAAACTTATTTAGCTAATTAAGCTACGTAAGTAAGTTTTGCAACTCCATTACCATTATTAGTAGTAACTTGAGTCATACCTGTACGGAGGCTAGCCACCATAACACGACGCTGTGTTTCTACCAATTCTTGGGTGTCGATACGCAGACCACGCTGATTACCAACTAAGAAATTACCTGGGTTAATTGCAATAGCACCAGCAATAGTACCAGTTGCTGCAGGTGTTGCATATTCAGCAGACACTAACACTGGGCTTCCGCCGATTTGACCAATTTGACCAGTCAATAATGTAGCTTGTGTGCCGACTTGATTCATTGTTTGGAAGATTGGATCATCCAACAATTGATAATAAATATCGGTATTAACAATATAAATTACTTCTTGTGGGTCAAGACCCCAAGCACCTAAACCTTGACGTAATTTACGCAAGTTAGCAACAGTAACACCAGTAGTACTTGCTAAAGAGTAGGTGACTTGACCTGTTCCAGCACCTGCCCAGTTAGAGATTCCTTTAACAGGATCAGCACCAGAACCAAGACCTAACAAGAAAGCCTTGTCAACGGCGCGAGCAACACGACGGATCATACCATCACGAATCACGGGCATCAAAGCGATCAAAGAATCTTCTTCTTCTTCATATGCAGTGTACTCATTAGTAGCAACTTTATATGCATTCAAAGTAATTTCTTTGAGTGTGTGGTTTTGTGTAGTACCAGCAGAAGTAGAAGCACCAAAACCAGTATTTTGAACCCAAGTTGCAGTACCTGCTTCTGGGTTAACTGGCATAGTCATTACGTTAGTTTGCATAGCAATGTTGCGGAAGATAGGAGCAACAACTAAACGACGACGAATCTCATTTTCCATGTTTAAAGAAACTTCTAATTCCCAGATACCGCTTGGTAAGTGGTTAGTATTAGATGTAGTAACTGAAGCAGGAGCATAAGTAGCAGCTTTTTCAATCAATGCACGGCCAGTGCGTGTTTCTTGAACAGGCTTACCGGTCATCTTAGATAGCAAGATTGCTTTTTCTTTTTCTGCATAGGTAATGTCTTGATTTTTTGTGTCAGCAAAAGACATTTTTGACTTTGTCATGGCTTCAATTTCAGCAGCTTTTTCTTTCAAAGAAGCTTCTAAACCAGCAATGACTGATTTTGTTGATTCATCAGCAGTAGCAAAACGCTTCTCAACTTCGGCCATCAAGCGCTCAGCACCTGTGTCACCTGTAGAGATAGAAGCAACAGCGGCTTTAACGCGTGCATCTAATTCGGCTTCAGCTTTGTCAGCAGCGGCTTTTTCAGCCAATTGTTTTGCCTGTGTATCGGCGATGGCTTTAGCAGTGAGCTCAGCCGCTTTGTTAGCTGCATCAGCCAACATTTGTTCTAATTGTTTAGGATCCATTTCCCATTCCTTTTTAATTTCGCCGATTGCTTCCGTTGAGGATTCTAGCCCTTTAGCTGAATCGCTTTCGGGTGCAAACTGCTGTTTGAAAGATTTAAATTCTTCGGCTGTATCAAACGCCTTAGAAAGACTAAATAGTGTATTTTGATTAGCTGGTACCGACACAATTGAAATTTCGTGCAGTTCTAGCTCTTTTACCACAAACAACTCTTTGGCCGCATCATATTCCGCATCTACGATTCGGAAGCCGATACTAAATGCCGTTAAGATGCCATCTTTTACAAGATTGAAAACTTCGTCAGCAGCTGAAGAAATTCTGGCTTTAACCCATAACCCCTTGCCGTCAACTCTGTGATCTACCATCCTACCAACTGGCTCGCTATGGTTGTGATATGCCAAAATTACTGGATTCTTCAAATAATTTTGTATACCCTTTTTCCATACACTTGCTGGGACAATATCGCCTTGTCTATCAACGTCATCGGTACTTGCGTACCCTTCGATTGTTATACTAGTTGTCTCTCCGTCGGTGGTATCGCTCTTGATAAATGAACTGTTTAAAAACAGTACTTTACTTTTATCTACCATATTACCCCTTTATTGCTGATTATCTGTGGGCCTACCACCTTTCGACGGATCAGCAGCCGAACCCGCAATATTGGCGGGTATTCTTATTTCGTCATTACCAGTAATTGGTTCATAACGTAATTCTTTTCTTGCTTCATTAGCTGTAATGATGCCTGCATTGACTAAAGTCGAATGGTAAGCAGCAATATCTTTTAATTCTGGTTGCATTGCTGATACTGAACTAGTAACTGCTTCAATATCGTATCCAAAGTATCGTTCTAGGCTTGATGTAAACTTGCGAACAACTGGCATAACTGTTTCTAAATAAAATAATCGTAGATTAGGCGAGATGTTAGCATTATTTCCACCAGCTAATAAAATAGGTGGAATACCTATACATTGCATAATTAGTTCGTTGTGTGTTTTTATTGATTGATCAAAATCCATGTCTTTGAAGTTTTGATTTGATACTTGTGCAGGTTTCAGTCCCGAGTCTAAAATAACTGGGCGCTTACCACCTTGTTTAGTTGAATATTTCTGTAACCAGTATTGAATTGTTTTTTCTTTTGCAATCTGTGAAAGCGTATTTTCGCTAGTTAAAACTAAACCGAATACAGCTCCATTTTCAAAGAAGTTCTCTTGAAACTCTTTCATTGCATAAAGTGTAGCAATGCTTCGTTGGGCTGCTTCTAAGCGCGAAGCGCCGCGATATATACTCTGGCTATTAAGATCACGAAAGTGAAAGACTTCCTGTTCCTTAAAATCAACCATTCCGTTGTAACGATAACCACGGATAAATGTTTTTACATCAGTTAAAATCTCTACGTTTTGTGCTGGTAAGTGGTACATAAATACACCATCAAAGTGTATGAATACATTACCTTCTAAGATTAAATCTGTAAAGATTGACTGACGAAATTCTTGGGTGCTTTGATAAGGGTTGGGACGAAAGTTCAAAAGTGTGTTTAATGACTTTTGACGAATTCCGGCTACAACGCCTTCATTGATCTTATCTT